CGTGCATCTCGGCCGCCTGGTAGTGCTGGCCCAGGGAGGCCAGCCAGGGGCCGAACTCTTCGTTGCCGACGGCGACGGGGATCACGTCGACCACACGGTCGGCAGTGGAACTGTAGACAGGACCAATGTAGAACCGATGGGTAACCCGGGTCGGGTGGTTCTGCATAAAGGAAGGTCCTCCAGGACGCGGGCCGGGAACAGGCCCGCGCGCGAACAGGGAATTCGCTTGGTAAAAGTCTGGTCCGAAAGCCGTGTAGTAGTCACCAGAACCGAACAGGCGACCAATCCAGTGCGCAGCGCTGCCAAGATACTTGCCTAGCTTTCCACCCAGAGAAGCGCCCACGAGGGCCCCTGGCCCTGGCATGAGCATTTCACCGGCCGCGGTGCCGAGCGCTGACCCTGCGGTCTCGCCCAGCTCGCGACCAATCCGACCCCATGGTCCGGGGTTGGCATAGGTGTACTCACCAGATCCTAGTATCTGGTTGCGCCGCTTGCGCTGTTTGGCCTTCTTTGCCTGTTTGCTTTTCGCCATAGTGCGGTGGGACTCTTGGAGTCAATCCACCGCCCCCCACCGGCACCCCCTGTGTGCCGGCCTCACCTAGCTCGGGTGCGCACCCGTCCCGCTGTGAAGCGGGGGCTGAGCTGGAATGCCCCGCCAAAGGCGGGGCAATTTCCATGCCTAGGCATAATCCGCTGTAAACAGCGCATCCGCCACGGCATGATGGACCACCATGCATGGCGGCCGGGCTTGGGAGATGAGCCGCGCGAACTCCTCAGTTTCACGCGCCTCAAGCCCGTACCGCCGCTGCACGGCGATCTCGACGCTGGCCTGGTCCGGCTGTCGTGCATCCGTCACGAAAACCTTGTAGGCGGCGGACTCAACCGTTGCCGCCAAACCAGGCCCGTCGGAACCTGCCAGTTCCCGGTACCGCTGGATGAGCGGCCCCAGGAACGGGTACCAGGACGGCACGCCTGCGTAGCCCCCCGAGATGCTCCGCATGAGCGCGGAGGGAGCATCCTTGGAGAACGTCTTGCCCAGCTTGAGAGCTGCGCTGGGCAAGGGCAACCAGCACCAGTGCCCCTCGGTTCCCGCAGAGGGGAACCACCAGCCACGCAGGAACGTGGCCCCGACAAGATCGTCGTGAAGGGCACCGGTGCCCGCAAAGCCAAAGACACGGTAGGCCTGGTCCAGCCCGTCCATGTATTCGCCGCCCGTGGCGCGGGCTTCGACAAACGCACACATGCCCACCAGCAGACTGACGAGCGTGTTGTGCAGCGTCGTTGTCTGAATGCCGGATGGGTTCG